AGGCGAGGAAAGATTTAGGGATGCACCGAATAAAAACCAGCATTCGCACGTTGGCGACGCGTTTTCGTACTTGATGCTAGGGGGCGGGGAATATAAACGCCTGACCAGGAGCGGATTAAATTACGGTGCAGAATCAAAACAATACACGGCCGACTTTGATTTTGATATTCTTTAGGCGTTATGAATTTGACGCCAGCGATTCTCCGCAATCTGTACGCGACAATTTATTGTTGCGAACCTTTTGCGCGCTGGAATATGCCATTGCCCGAAGCGATCAAGTTTGAGGTTATATCGGATCCCCATGCCTATGGTTACTACCTATACGACGAGGGCGGGGACTACGAGCATACGATCCAAATATCGAAAATGCTTTGCGGCCATTTTATGACCGTGTTCAGAGCGCTATGCCATGAATGCGTCCACATGAGTAGATGGGCGCACTCCAGGGAGCGCTGGTCCCATCACGATAAAGTGTTCAAACAGAGGTGCAAGGCCGTGGCTGATGAGTTTGGCCTAGATCCCCTAGAGCTTTAGGAATGATATGATTGATACAACTGGTTTTACATCGCAAGTCCGGCTACCGGAAGGGGGCAAAATTGTCCCTTTTTTCTACGGACACCTGGCCTTGATGAATCTTAACGAGCATGATCTTGATTCCAAGGCGCATATTCCGGACTGGCTCGATCGTTTAAAGCACCAAACCCACATGGGGCCATCGTTTACTGGTCTCTATTACGGCAAACCCATGCTTTCGTTTGGCATTATTCCGATTTGGCCAGGGCTTGCCGAGGCCTGGATGATCCCGGATAAGGATATTGATACCGTGGCGATACCATTGTGCCGTTGTGCCAGGCAATTCTTTGCTTGGGCTGAAACCACCATGCAACTACGGCGCATTCAAATTATCGTACGTTCGTCAAATGTACGCGCGCAAAAATGGGCAGAGTTCTTATACTTCGAAAAGGAATCGGAGATGATGGGTTTTGGCCCTACCGGTGAATCGCATTTTATGTATAGGAGATTAAATCATGGGCGGAATCGTTAGTCGGCCAAGTGCGCCAGTAGCGAGAGCGGTTGAAGCAGTAGCGGCGCCAGCACCAAAAGCGCCGGAACCAGTAAAAGCAACTTCCGAAGAGACAAAAGTAGCGGCCAATACCCGCGCCCGTCGCCGTATGGGTACCCGGTTATTGTTTAGCCAGGAGCGCTCTGCTGGATTAGGCACAGATCAAACGACATTGGGCGGCGGAGCTGGCCCAGGTCAAAACACTTTATCGTAAGGAGATAACCATGGGCGGACTATTTGGCGGGCCATCTATACCGGCACCACCCCCACCACCGGCACCTGATCCAGCAATTGCTGAGAATCAGAAGAAACAAGAAGAGCGTCTGAAAGCACAGGAGAAAGCGCAACAAGATCGTCTCCAGGCAACTAAGCGCGCCCGTCAAACTGGCGGTATGCGTTTGCTTTTTAGCCAGGAACGCCAAAATCCAGCATTGGGTATTACACCTGAATCGCTAGGATCAGGCGGCACAAACACAATGGGGAGCTAACCATGCCGGAAGTCTATGACAAAAAGGGCAATAAGCTAAAAGAGTTTGCGTACACCAAATCCGGAATGGCGGCCGCACGTCGCTATGCCGCCCAGGTTAAAGGCCGTGTCGAGATTGAGCATAAAGAAGAGATGGCCAAGAAGATGAAACGCAAGCGCGAGTATATGTAATGCCGCTGAAAAAGTACCAAAACCCTAGTGGCGGATTAAATGCGGCTGGACGTGCGTTTTATAAACGTACCGAAGGATCGAATTTAAAAGCACCGGTTAAAGGTACTCCAGCGGGACCGGAGCAGTTACGCCGCAAGGCATCATTCCTGGCCAGGATGGCTGGCAATGGTGGACCTGATTTTGATGAGAAGGGGCGACCAACCAGGAAACTTTTATCACTCCGGGCTTGGGGCGCCAGCTCTACGGCAGATGCAAAAAAGAAAGCGGCAACGCTTTCGGCACGATATAAACGGATGAAGGAAAGTAAAAAATGAAAAAATTGCCAGCGGCCCACGTACTTAAACGCGCTGAATTAGCTGATTCGCGCAAAGACTTATGGCGCTCGATCTACGAAGAGTGCTACGAATTTGCATTGCCCCAGCGTAATCTCTATTCCGGCCAGTATGAGGGCAAAACTCCTGGTCAACATAAGCGCGCCCGCGTGTTTGATTCGACTGCGATCAACTCGACCCAGCGCTTTGCTAACCGGATCCAGTCGGGCCTCTTCCCGCCATACCGGAAATGGATGCAACTCACTCCAGGATCGGACATTCCGAAGGATCGTCGCAAGGAAGTCGCTGACGCCCTGGACATTTACTCGGATAAATTCTTTGAAGTATTGCGTCAAACCAATTTTGACCTGGCAATCTCGGAAATGCTACTGGACATGGCCGTTGGTACTGGCGTTATGCTTATCATGCCAGGCGACAAGGATACCCCGGTGCGCTTTACTGCGGTGCCGCAATACCTGGTCTCGTTTGAAGAGGGCCAGCATGGCACCGTCGATAACGTGTACCGTAAGTTACGCGTAAAAGGCGAGGCGATTACGACACAATGGAAGGATGCCAAGATCCCGGCTGATCTCCAGGTCAAGATTGATCGTAAACCCGAAGAAGAGATTGATTTGCTAGAGGCAACGATCTACAACTACTCAACGGGTGCAGTTTGTTACTACGTTTTAGAACCTAAAGGTAAGAATGAGATCGTTTATCGTGAGCTAAAGAAGAGTTCACCCTGGGTAGTAGGCCGTTATATGAAGGTAGCCGGCGAGGTTTATGGCCGTGGTCCCCTGGTCAACGCTCTACCCGACATTAAAACCTTAAACAAGGTTAAAGAATTGCTCTTGAAGAACGCGTCGATCTCCGTGGCTGGCGTATATACGGCCGCAGATGACGGCGTATTGAACCCAGCGACAGTCAAGATCGCTCCAGGCGCCATTATCCCGGTAGCACGTAACGGCGGCCCCCAGGGCGAGAGCTTGCGTCCATTGAGATCCGGTGGTGACTTCAACGTATCCCAGCTCGTTATCAACGATTTGGTCAATGCCATCAAAAAGATGCTATTGGACGATACATTGCCGCCGGATACCATGAGCGCGAGATCCGCAACCGAAGTCGCGGAGCGCATGAAAGAGTTATCTCAGAACATTGGACCAGCTTATGGCCGCTTGATTACCGAAGTCATGCAACCAATCGTTCGCCGCACCATGGAAGTCATGGACGAAATGGGTCTAATCGATTTCCCATTGAAGGTGGACGGCTCCGAAGTTAAGGTAGTGCCAACTGGATCGCTTGCCCAGGCTCAGAATATGCAAGAAGTAAACGACGTATTGCAATTCGTTCAGGTAGCGGGCCAAGTAGGTCTAGGCGCCCAGCTTGCGATCAACCAGGAAGAGCTGGCCGATTACCTGGCCGATCGCCTGGGAGTGCCAAGTTACTTAATTAACTCAAAAGAGCAACGCCAGGCAATCATGGCGCAAATGGCCCAGGCCGCCCAAATGGCCCAGGCCGCACAAGCACCCGCTGGCGCAGAACAACCACAAGCACAAGAGGTCTAAAAGATGATGGAAGAAGGATGGGAAGGTCTCCGGTCCCCGGAGATCAAGCAAAAGGGCGCGTCGGACAATGAGATTGATCTCCTGGTCACTCGCGTCTTTTCTACCGATGATGGCGTAAAGCTCTTGGAATGGCTAAGAGCTACAACCATCGAACAGCCGACCTGGTTTCCTGGCGAGGACCCTTCCCATGGGTTTGCCCGCGAGGGTCAAAACTCCCTGGTCCGGGAATTAGAGCGGCGAATTAAACGAGCGAGGTCTTAAATATGAGCGATACCGACAACTTGACCGCTGATACTAGCGATAATCAAGCCGGCAATAACGCAACAAGTAGCAACAAGGACGATTCAGGTAGCCTACTGAACGTGAAACCAGCGGAAAAACCAGGTCAAAAGATGGATGATCTAGCGGCTCCGCACATGGAAGTAGATCCAAACGACAAGCCCCAGGAAGTAGATAACGACGAAGAGCTGGATTTCGTTCGCCCTGAATTTTTCCCTGAAAATTTTTGGGACGAAGAATCCGGTCCGGACGTTGAGGGGCTGGCCAAGGCGTACTCTGAGTTACGGGCCAAAATGTCTGCTGGTAAACACAAGGCACCCAAGGACGGTAAGTATGAGATTACCAGTCTAAAGGACCGCGGAGTGGCCGAAGATGATCCGATGCTAAAGGATTTCGTAGGACTGGCCAAGGAGCAAGGTCTTAGCCAGGAGCAATTCGATCAAATGATCGATCTCTACACGAATCACATGGGCGCCGCCGATGAGCAAATGAAAACAAGCCGCGAAGCTGAGATGAAGAAACTGGGCCGCAATGCGGACAAGATCGTTCAATCAACTGAGCAATGGCTAGTCAAAATGCAAAATGCTGGCACTCTCAATCAAAACGAGATCGAGGCAATTGGGCGCGCTAGTAATAATGCGTCGTTCATTTCCGCTCTACATAAGATCCGGGCGTCCTATATGGAAACGGACATCCCTGGACTTGAAATGCAAGAAAGCCAAAAGATGAGCATGAGCGATGTTCAGTCGATGATGGCAGATCCAAAATACGGAAAAGACGCGGCTTACACCAAAAAAGTGGAAGATATGGTCTATTCAATGGAGTGCGAAGCTGATTGCAACGCACTCTTTTTTTATTTATAGTGTTACGTAATGGATAACCGCAAGGCCCGTTACTACGCGTAGCGACCCGCTTGGATAATCGCAAAGCTAAAAGCAGATTTTTAACTTTTTAAACTTTGATATGAAAGGAAATTGAGATGTCTATCAATATCTCTAATGCTTTCGTCACGTTATTCGATAGCGAAGTTAAACAAGCCTACCAGGCGCAACGCGCCCTTGCTGGTTTGACACGTGAGCGTACTAACGTTGAAGGCTCGACTGTAAAATTCCCAAAAATTGGTAAGGGAACCGCGTCTGTTCGTGTACCACAAACTGACGTAGTACCTTTGAACGTTACTTATTCACAAGTAACTGCAACCATGACCGACTATATCGCCGCAGAATATAGCGATATTTTCCATCAGCAACGTGTTAACTTCAACGAGCGTCAAGAGCTTGTTCAGGTCGTATCCGGTGCTATTGGCCGTCGCATGGACCAGGTAATCATTGATGCTCTTATTGCCGCATCCAGCACCGGTACCGTTGCTAATACCATTCAAAACGATGGCACAACCGGATCTGCTACTGACTTAAACGTTGGTAAGCTCCGCGCCGCCAAGAAGTATTTGGATAGCAAGAACGTACCAATGGAAGGCCGTACGATCGTTCTCCATGCTAACAACTTGTCTGCTCTCTTGGGTCAAACAACTGTTACCAGCTCTGACTTCAACACCGTTAAGGCGTTGGTAACTGGTGAAGTAGATACCTTCTTGGGCTTTAAGTTCGTTACCATCGGTGATCGTGACGAAGGTGGTTTGCCAAAAGCAAGCGCCGATCGTACCGTATTCGCATTCCATCGCGATTCAGTAGGAATGGCAATTGGTCTCAATCAAACTAGCCGTGTTGACTATATCGCTGAGAAAACATCTTTCTTAGTGGCATCTATGTTCAGCGCCGGCTCAGTAGCGATTGATTCTGAGGGCATCGTTAAAATCACTTGCGCTGAATAAGGAGACTAAATCATGGCATTTACTCGCGATAATTTTGGTCCAATCGGTAACGTTGCAAAAAGTGGCGTATCTCCAGTAATGTGGGGTTATCGCACCAATGACGCAATCGCTGACGTTAATACAGAAGGCTATTTCAATGCAGTAGCCGACATCGTTAAAGTAGGCGATCTAGTTTATTGTGCAACGAGCGTAGATAGCACCCTTGTAGCTACATTGGCAGTCGTTCGTTCGAACGCTTCCGGCGTAGTAGATATTGACAACGGTACAACTCTCGCAAGCACCGACGGAGACTAAGTAGTACCAATAAGTCCGGGCGGAGAAATCCGCCTGGATTTTTATCATTAAAGGATTTTTATGGCGTCAGGTGATACAAAACTATCGATATGTTCTGATGCTCTTATTTATCTAGGGCAAAAACCACTAACGTCATTTTCAGAAGTTTCTGATTCGTCGCAGATTTGCGACCGTCTTTATGACGACATCCGGGACATGGTTTTGTGTATGTATCCCTGGAGCTTTACCCTAAAGAAAAGCCAGCTTGCCCGTTTGGTAGATACCCCGACATTTGGCTGGAAATACCTTTATCAATTACCTGGTGATCGCATCGCTGGCGTTCGCGCCGTCCATGCGGATGACACCGTTAACTATCCGGCCACCGTTGAATTTGATGTTCAGCAAGACAAATTGCTAACCAATATCGAAGAGGCCTGGATCGATTACCAATACCGCACACCTGAAAGCGAAATGCCCAGCTATTTCGTCAATTTCTTGAAGTATGCCCTGGCCGCTAATTTTGCTCAGATGGTAACTGACCAGCTTACAAAAGCTGAGTATTACCAGCGTTTAGCATTTGGATTGCCGGAAGAGAATATGCGCGGCGGATTCTTCCGCCAGGCAATGACCATTGACGCACAAAGCCGTCCGTCCGTTACATTGGATAACCAGGACGCATTCCCGCTTATCAATGTACGGTTTGGATAATGCCACGTTCAGTACTTAAACTTGTGCCGTTTCAATTTAACGTACTTGATTCCTATATGTTTGCGATCGTCCCTGGGCGCGTTTACATTTATAAGAACAAGGCGCTTATTACCAATATCAACGGATCAGGCAACAACTACCTGGCCGTGGCCAGCTTTACGTCCGGCGTTATTCCAGGACTAAAATTTGCCCAGTCAGCCGATACAATTATTTTTGTCCAAGAAGATTTAGCGCCAGTCAAGTTTGTACGCGGCGGGACTGACGCGAGCTGGACCGTTTCGACAATTGCGTTTGATGAGATCCCGTCGTATGCCTATACGCTAACGGTGACAACTCCAACATCCGGCCATCTAACCCCATCGGCAACAAGCGGCAACGTTACCCTTACGTCGCAAAATTCGTTTTTTGCAACGAGTGACGTTGGGCAATATATCAATGCTGAACCCCAGGGACGGGCAAAGATTGTGCAATTCGTAAGCAATAATAGCGTCAAAGCCATTGTTGAGATTCCGTTTTTTGATACCAGCAATATCGCCCAGGGCAACTGGGAGATTGAGCGCGGATATGAGGCGTCCTGGAGCGTAAGCCGCGGATGGCCAAGATCAGTAACATTCCACGAAGGCCCAACTCAATACGATTACCGATATTTATTCGGGCCGTGACTTGCAAATCTTTAGTATTGGCGGCGAGTTTTACGTCCCCCAGGCAACCCTGGAACCAATTACGCCGACTAACTTTATTATTCGCACGTCAACCAAAATCGGCGCAAAGAATAATTTCCCAGTTATTGGCCTGGATTCCGGAACCTTGTTTTTGCAACGCCAGGGCAAATCCGTTAACGAGCTATTGTTTACCGATACCGAGGCAACCTACATTGCCAATAACGTGACATTACTATCCGGACACCTGGTCAAGAACCCAGTCGATATGGCTCTTAACCGGGCAACGTCAACTGACGATACCGATCGTTTATATGTCGTTAACGGCGATGATGGAACGATTATGTGTATTTCATTGCTGAGATCGCAAAGCGTTATTGCACCATCGGAATTTACAACTGATGGACTATTTAAGGCCGTGGCCGTTGACGTCAATACGGTTTACGTCATTGTGGCCAGGAGTGTCAATGGATCAACCGCCTATTACGTTGAAGCATTTAATCGCGATCTGACAATGGATAGCGCTAAGTTTGCTAATACTAGCGGCGCATCTGCATCTATGTCTCACCTGGTAGCCAAGACAGTTAAAGTAATTCGCGATGGCATCCTGGAAGCTGACAAAACGGTACCAGGTGGCGGCACAGTTACATTCTCAACGGCCGCAACTGCATCCTGGCAAGTCGGTTTGAATTACAACATTAACCTAAAAACTATGCCAGTCGAGGCAAAGATGGCGTCGGGTAATATCCGCGGATTTAAAAAGCGGATTATGGAGATCAATGCGGATGTATTTCAAACCCAGTCAATGACTATCAATGACAATCCTATTCAGTTTAGACAATTTGGATCGAACGTATTAGATACGGCAATTCAGCCATTTACCGGAGTTAAGAAGGCCGGCCCATTGCTAGGATTCGATAAAGAGGGAACAATAACGGTAACGCAAGGCGAACCGTTAAAGTTCAATTTGTTAAACATGGAATTTAAAGTTTCGATAGGACAATAATCATGGAAGTCGCAATTGCCGCAATGCTTGTAAGCGCCGTTGGCCAATATCAACAAGGTCAAACGCAACAGAAAATTTATAATGCCCAGGCACAAGCCGCTCAACAACAGGCGGACTTTCAAGCCCAGCAAGTAACAATGCAAGGCAGAACCGAAGCCATTCGCGCCCAGCAAGAGGGACTAAAAACGTTGACAAACATTAACCGAACAATCTCTACGGTAAGAGCTAGAGCTGGCGCCGGAGCAATTGATCCGTTTGGCGGATCGGCTGGCTCATTGCAAACATACGCATTGCGTGAAGGTTATACCGAGTTCAATATCTCCCAGGAGAATGCAAAGCTGGCCCAGTCATCCGCCGGATTCCAGGCAAATATCTACAAATACTCAGGCCAGCAAAACGCAAATATTATGCGCGCATCCGGTGAAGCCGCGGCCCAAGCTGGTATGTATCAGGCAATTGGCACAGTCGGCCAGGCTGGCATGATGTATTCATCTGCCGGCGGACCCAAATCTAAATATTCACTATTTGGATAATAATCATGGCCGATAGACTTCCACGATACCAACAAACCGGCATAGCGATAGATCCGTATCGCGCGGCCGCTTTACCCGCAATTGAATATGCGCCACTAAGCCGCGAAATGAGAAATCTTTCCCAGGCACAACAGGGTGCATTGGATCGCGTTATTACATTTGCCGGCAAGATTGGTATGGAACAGGCCGAAGAAAAAGGTCGGGCATCCGTACAAACTGCTGAACAGGCTCGCCAGGTATTAGAAGATACCCAAAAAACCGGTATGCCGCGTAGTGTTTACGATAAAGCCGCTTATGACCAGGCGAATGAACTTGTTGCATTGCAATTGCAAAACGATGGTCGCAGACTTTTAAGCGAAAAAGTTAACGCATTTAAAAACGATCCTAATTCTGACCCAATTCAGTTTTTAGCAGAAGCCTCTGACGTACGAGACGGCCTGGAATCGCTGACAACTTTATTGGATCCAAAGCTAAAGGGTCGAGTATCCAACGATTTGGATCGTATTAAAAATGTCTCATTCCTGGAAATATCAGAGCGTCACAATGACCGTGTTGCCCAGCAATTAAAAGCAACAACGCTGGCCGGTTTGGAGCAACGTAGCCAGGACGTAATCAGGATTATGAGTAGCGGCGTTGCAAATGCTGAGACTATGCTATTTCAGGAATTGCAAACTATTAAACAGTTTGGAATATCCGGCGGATTTTCTCCCCTGGAGATTGAGCGCGAAATGCAAAAGATTGGCGAGCAAGCTCACATTGCGCGCTTTAGAAAAGAATATGAGAAAGCACCAAACAAAGCAGAATTTTTAAAGCGGGTACAAGCTGATCTCGGAGCCGGTCCCATTGGCGAGCTATACGATAAAGAAGGTAATCCACTCAAACAGAATCGCATTACCCGCGGCATCGATGTAAACCGCATGGGCGCCCTGGTCAATGAGATCGAGGCAGACTTGCGCGCCAGGGACGCACAATTGTTTAATAAAATGTCACCAATTCAATTGGGTGACTGGATTCGTGATGCACAAAGCAAAACAACTGGTGGCGCAACACTAGAACAAGCAATGCTTATTGATGTAGCGCAAAAATCCTTTAACCATAAAACCAATATGCTGGAGAAGGATCCAGTCGGTTATATGAATCAAACCGGTGCGGCAGAAGTTAAAACCCTTAACTTTGCGGCTTCACCAGTCGATTTAGTCAAGCAAATTGGCGAGCGCGTAACGCAATCCAAATCGTTTGCGGCCAGCATGAATGTATCGCCAAAATATTTCTCCCAGGATGAAGCTGGTGCGCTTACAACATTCTTGCAAACCGCTACTCCCGATCAGCAAATTGTATTGCTTGGCGTAATGAACCAGGGATTCGGAAAAGATTCAGGCAATGCTATGAATGAGCTTTCCAAGTTTGCTCCTGAGTTTGCTCATGCTGGCGGACTGGTTATCTCAGGTGCTAACAGACAAACCGTTTACGATGCGCTCAATGGTATGCGTCAAGTCCAGGCTGGCAATAAACCGTTTGAAGGTACTGGCGACGCGGCAACGAAGAGAAATGTTATCGCCGATCAACTTGGCGGCGCTTATGCGTAAATCGTGCCGTTCTTTATTACGAAGATTATCGCGGCAAGACAAGCCCATTGGCTTTTACTATCAAAGACAAATCCGCCCTGGTGGTCGATTTCCGTCAATTAGCTGATCGCGTAAAACAAAGAGAAGGCATTAAATGAGTTTCGTTTTTGACGAACCAAATCTATCGGCAACTCCTTTTTCACCATTGAAAGGTGGGGAAGATACTGGTTTCCTGGAAAACTTTAGCGCCGCGTATCAATCAAACCTAAAACTAAACAGGACCGATTCGCGCAGTATCAATCTTAAAGAGCAATGGGAACCAATCATTAAAGAGGTCCAGGATAAAACTGGTAAGAAGTTTTTTAATCCCAGCAATTACCTGGGTCAGATGACGGCCCAAAAGGGTTACGGGGAACAAGCCTATAACGGATACTCAAAACAGATTTTTGATTTCATTAAGGAGCGTCCTGAGACATTTCCGGATCTAATCAACCTGGACAACGACGCCTTATTTGAGCGAGCAAAAAAGAGTGCTATCAAAGCTGGCGACGTTAATGCTGATGTAGCGGCACGTCAAACACTTGGCGGATGGTTTGGTGATATGGCCGGCGGAGCTACCGCCGTCTTAACTGATTTGCCAAACATCGCGATTACCGCTGGTGATCTATACGTTACCAGGGGAGCTGGTACCACAATCCTAAGAGAGACATTGCGCCAGGCAGTATTAAACGGCGGCGCAGAAGCAGTCACACAAATCGAAGTGGCGGACTGGTACAAAACCCTGGATCTTCCATACGATTACAGAACATTCTTAACTAACGTAGGTACGGCCGCCGCTGGCGCTGGCATTATTACGGCCGGCGTTATGGGTGCAAAGCCAGCATTTCAATTTACCAAGAAACAACTGATCGATGGTATCGAGGTACTGAACAAGGCAAGAGCAACTCGCGAAGGCCGTCCGTACGAAGTAGATCCTGACGTCAAGATGATTAAAGAGCTTGACGAGATCGATGCAAGCGTTAACCAGGGCAACGTATTAAGAGACGATGCCGGCAACCTAGAACACAATGCTCGCGTCGATCAATCGTACGACGCAGTATCGAACGGTGATTCAACCAGGATCACGGCCGCACCGCCGGAAAGTCCTATCAATCGTCCGAAAGATATATTTTTTCACGACAACTTAAACAACGAAATTTTTGCGTACAAGCCAAAAGACTTGCTAGTCGATGCCGAGCTATTCCAATTTAAAGCTGGCGGCGATGTCATGGGCGTTACCGAAAGATTAAAAGATATTACCAAGTGGGATCCAGTTAAAGCAAACACGGCAATCGTTTATGAGTTTGCCGACGGACGTACATTTATCGCTGACGGCCATCAACGCCTGGGACTTGCAAAGCGTTTGCAAGAAGCAGATCCGACACAAGATATTCAGATTTACGCATTCAAGATTCGCGAAGTCGATGGATTTGATCCGGCTTATGCCAGGGCAACGGCCGCCGGCAAGAACTTGGCAGAAGGTACTGGCACACTAATCGACGCCGCCAAGATTCTTAGAGATGCACCGGAGCTGATTAAGTCATTGCCGCCCAGGTCACAGTTTGTAAGACAAGCAAACGAGCTATCTCAACTTGGACCCAAGGCATTTAACGCCGTGGTCAATGATGTAGTGCCGCCACATTTTGGATCTATCGTCGGCCGTTACATTACTGACGAGGCCCAGCAATTGGCCATCCTTCAATTATTGCGCCGCCTGGAGCCAGCAAATGCAGTCCAGGCCGAGCAAATCGTACGCCAGGCAAGAGAGGCCGGATTCGTTAAAACCGAACAGGCCGGTCTATTTGGCGATGAGGATATTGCAGAAAGCCTATTCCTGGAGCGGGCCAAGATCCTAGATCGCGCCATGAAAGAATTGCGTAAGGATAAGCAACTATTCGAGACATTAGTCAAGAATGCAAACGATATTGAACAGGCCGGCAACACCCTGGCTAAACTAAGCAACGAAGAGAAAGAGGCTATTTATGGCAAAGCGATCGCTATCATTGAAAATAACGCAAACGTCCGGGGACCCATCTCAGACAATCTCACCCGAATCGCCAAGGCGTGGAAAGATGGCGGCGGAACCAAAACTGAAACTTACGTCCGCGAGTTTACCGAAAGCGTCCGCCGAGCAATTGAGGACGGGAGTTATGAAAGGGTACCAAATGGCGGAGATCGCGGCGATCTCACAACTCCGGCGCAAAGCAATCGCTTCGCAGAACCAGGCGCAGACGAGCTAAAAGGATTTGATGAAGGCCCCGGATCGATTGGCGCTAAGAACCAGGGCGACATCCTGGAAGGCGATCTACTGGGAGATATGCCCAATGCCGGCCAGGCGATCACCGTTGATGAGTATGTAGCCAAGTCATTAAACGAAGATGATCTTGCGGCGCTGGATGTTGAGGCACAAACAACGTTGCGTAATCTGTACCAGGACGCCGCATTACGTAAAGAACAGTTTGACAATATCAATCGCAATATTGCCAACCTGGTTAATGCTGAATACAAAGCCGCAAACTTAAAAGGATCTAGTCGTGCAGTAGAAAAGATTGTCTATGACTATGCTGGCGACGCAACC